GGCAAAATAAATAAATAACATGGGCGATATCTCTATAAAAGGTCATGGTGTTGAAAGACGTAACACTAAGAGAGAAAATCGTTTAGAAGAACTTGGTCGTGTGGATGCTGAAAAAGGCTACTCACGAAAAGGTAAAAGAAATTTAAAAGAAGAGAAGAAAAGAATCGTTCGTGAACTTAAAGCCGATGGTGGTAGAGTTGGAGCGAAAGATGGTAAATGGATTCAAAAAGTTAACAAGTCCATTGAAAAAAGAGGAACTAAAGGTAAATGTACTCCTATTACAAAACCAGGATGTACAGGTAGAGCTAAAGCTTTAGCTAAAACCTTTAAGAAAATGGCGAGAGAAAGAAAATCAGCTTAATGAGAGCAGTCTTAATAGACGCGTTAGAAAAACAGTACGAAGCCGAAATTGCATCGGCAGATGCAGTTATTAAATTACTTTTGGAAAACTCAGTAGGGGTAAGTGAACATTTGAACCATCAAAAAGAATTAGATTGTCAGCTACATAAAATTGCAACTGCAGAAGAAAAAATACAATTATTGAAAGATTATGAGATTCCGAAAGGCGAAAAATAATGCCTTTCAAGTCAGAAAAACAAAGACGTTATCTATGGAAGAAACATCCAAAGATCGCACGTGATTGGACGAAGACTTACGGGAGTAAACCTGTTGGAAAGAAGAAGAAAACAAAAAGGAGGAAGAAATAATGGAAGAACTAGATCTAATCCAAAAGTTAAGACGTGTTATTAAAATGCGTCATGATGACGTTGTTGCTGCTATGGTTTCAGGTAGTATTGACAATATGGAGAAATATCAATATATGTTAGGACAGATACGAACGTATCAATATTTAAGTCAGGAAATATCCAGCCTGCTAGAAAAAAAGGAGCAAAAAGATGACGGAACAGTTATTAGCATCAAAGGGAAAACCAAAGATTGAGTTACCCGATAAAACATTAGTAGGAGTCAAAGCTACTAAAAAACCTGAAAAAGATTTAACATCCGAACACGCTAAATTGCCCAAACCAACTGGTTGGAGAATTTTAGTTTTACCTTTCAAAATGAAAGAGAAAACTAAAGGAGGAATTCTTATAACTGATGATGTGGTAGAACGAGCTCAAGTGGCATCGACTTGTGGTTTAGTTCTAGCTATGGGACCGGATTGTTATAAAGATAACGAAAGATATCCTAAAGGACCTTGGTGTAAAGAAGGTAGTTGGGTTATTTTTGCTAGATACGCCGGATCTAGAATTAAAATAGATGGGGGTGAGGTAAGACTTCTCAATGATGATGAAGTTTTAGCAACCGTGGAAAACCCCGAAGATATATTCCACGATTATTAACATAGGGAGGAACTATGCCAGACGTAGAAAACGTAAACAAAGAAGATCTAGTTGATGTAGGCGAAAAAGAAGGCGCTGAAATTGATTTAGGTAAAAAAGAAGGAGGAAAGGTAGAAGATGAAAAAAGCACTAAGGACAGTAATCAGTCCGATGACACATCTAAGAAATTGGATGAGCCAGTGGATGTTCGAGATAGCAAGGACGATAAAGAACCAGTACAAGAGAAACAGGAAGAAGTAAAAGAAGCCAAGGAAGAATCAAAACAAGATACAGAACAACAGAAAGAAATGGATGAGTATGGCGAAGGCGTTAAAAAACGTATCGCTAAACTTACTAGAAAAATGCGTGAAGCAGAACGTCAACGTGAAGAAGCCGTTCAATATGCTCAACGTGTTATGAGTGAAAGAGATAGTCTAGCTCAGAAAAGTATCTCTATGGATAGAGATTACACAGCAGAAATGGAAGGAAGAATTAAATCTTCTCTTGCAGCTGCTCAAGCTAAATTAGCCTCTTCTAGAGAAGCTGATGATAAGAAAGCGGAAGTAGAAGCTTTAACAGCTATTTCTCAATTAGGTTATGAACAAGGTAAACTTGCTGAACTTAAAAGTAGACAAAAAATAGAAGAGACTACTGATAAGACTAGACCAGCAACTCAACCATTTAATCAACAACGATCAGCTCCACCAGATCCAAAAGCAGAGGATTGGGCGGAGAAAAACGAGTGGTTTGGTAAAGATAATGCTATGACTTATACCGCATTTGATTTACACAGAAAACTTACTGAAGAAGAGGGATATGATCCAAAATCAGATTCTTACTATGAGGAAATTGATAAAAGAATAAGACTTGAATTTCCCCACAAATTTGGTAAGACTATAGAAAACACGGTTAGCAAACCTACACAAAACGTTGCCTCTGCAACGCGTAGTACAAGGGCTGGCCGCAAAACTGTAAAACTCACACCGTCACAGGTAGCAATTGCTAAGAAGTTACGGGTGCCACTAGAAGAGTATGCAAGACAATTACAACTCACGAAGGAGGAATAGCATATGAAAAAAGAAACAAATAAGTCTTCCCGTGCGAGCCAAACAAGAGCTAAAGAACAACGTAAAGCCGTTTGGACTCCACCATCGTACTTAGATACACCCAACGCGCCATCGGGATTCAGACACAGATGGGTCAGGGCAGAAATCTTAGGGTACGTCGACACGAAAAACATACAGGGTCGCTTAAGAACCGGGTATGAATTAGTAAGAGCCGACGAATATCCTGAAGACGACTACCCAGCAATCCAAGACGGCAAATATGCAGGGGTGATCGGGCACGGAGGCCTTGTGCTAACAAGGGTACCGGAAGAGATCGCGCAAGCAAGAGCTGACTATTTCAAAAAGTTAGGAATGGAACAGATCGAAGCAGTTGATAACGATTTACTGAAGGAACAGCATAAGAGTATGCCTATCAATATTGATAGACAGTCTCGTACAACCTTCGGTGGTACAAAGAAGTAATTACTTCTCGGGATAACAACCAATTCCCTACCAACGAATTATATTAACCGTAGGCTAGTAAAATAGCTTACACAAGGAGAAAACTATGGCTAATCAAAGTACGACTGGTTTCGGTTTGAGACCAATCAGAAAAGTAGGTCAGACAGATAACAACGGCGGATTAGGTGAGTGGTTAGTAGCAGCAAGTTCTGCTATTATGTACCATCACGATATGGTCCAGTTGACTGCAGATGGAGTTATTTTAGCTTCAACTAATTCAACTGCGAACAATCTTGGCTCACTAAACGGCGTGTTCTACACTGATGCAGCTACAGGTAAACCTACATGGGCAAATTATTCGAAAGCATCGAATACTGCTACGGACATTGTGGCGCTTGTTAATCAAGATCCACAACAAATGTACGAAATAAGAACAGCTTCGGCTACGCCGGCGGCTGCTTCTGTAGGTGGTACTGCACCAATAGTTGCTACTGCTGGTAGTTCCGTAACTTTTATTTCGGGATTTACTATGAGTGGTACTGTGGGAACATCAGCTGACCAACTTAAGTTAATAGGTATCTCCAGAGACCCAAATAACCAAGACGCTTCTGTTGCAGGATGTGTATGGCGAGTCATGATTGATGAGCATATACTCGGCAATAACAGCGCTGGAATATAAGGAGCATATAGACTATGGCAATATCACGTAATCAGCTAGTTAAAGAACTAGAACCAGGTTTAAATGCACTTTTTGGCCTGGAGTACAAACAGTATGAAGATCAGGCAGCTGAGATTTATACTACTGAGTCATCTGACAGAGCTTTTGAAGAAGAAGTTATGTTGTCAGGTTTCGCTGGAGCATTAGTAAAACCAGAAGGTTCTGGAGTTGCTTTTGACCAAGCGCAAGAAACTTTCACAGCAAGATACACTAACGAGACTATCGCTCTCGCTTTTGCAATCACTGAGGAAGCTATTGAAGATAACCTGTATGACAGACTTGCTTCTAGATACACAAAAGCATTAGCAAGATCGATGGCAAACACTAAACAAGTGAAAGCTGCTGTCCCTTTGAATCAAGGATTACCTACTACAGATAATTTTGATTCTGGAGACGCTGTTTCATTATTTAGCACTGCGCACCCAACGATAGCAGGGAATGTTGCAAACACTCTCTCTACTCAAGCAGACTTAAACGAAACTTCATTAGAGCAAGCGTTAATTGATATCGCTGCAATGACTGATGAAAGAGGTTTAAAAATTGCTGCAAAAGGTGTGAAGATGATTGTTCCATCTGCTAATCAGTTTACTGCTGAAAGATTAATGAAATCTGAAGGTAGAACTGCAACGGCTGATAATGATATCAACGCAGTTAAATCAATGGGTATGATTCCTCAAGGATACAGAGTGAACAACTACCTAACTGATTCTGACTCTTGGTACATAATCACAGATGTGCCTAATGGTATGAAGCATTTCGATAGATCCCCATTAACGACTAAAATGGAAGGAGATTTCGATACTGGCAACGTTAGATACAAAGCTAGAGAAAGATACGTTTTTGGCGTATCAGACCCTAGAGGTATCTTCGGTGTTGAAGGTGCTTAATACTTAAGCAATAAATTAGAAATGAGGCGGCCTCAAAACTGCCTCATTTCGTCTATAAAGTAAGAAATTACCTATGAAAAACTTTAGAATTCAAATCCGATATAATGGTTATTATGCTGACTTTAATGTTAATGCTAATGACAATCCTCAAGATATCGAGAATTCTATCCTTGACAAACTAGGAAAAAATGAGGTAATATTCGATACTGATGGATTTACTAGCAAAACTGGTAAATGGATAACCTATGAGGAGGTTATAAATGATCCAAGACCTATACAAACAAAAGAAGTCCTTGGAGTTAAGTTGGGAGCAGGAGCATCTTAAAGAGGGTAGATATACTCTCGAAATGACGAGAATTGATCATGCAATTAAAGAGATCATTACTCAGATCAAATTAGAAGAAGCTCGATTAGAAGATCTGGAAATTAAGATTTCTGATTCAAGGCCCGAAGTTTCGATAGCTACTTAATAAAAAGCTACATTCTGGAAATCAATTCCTTACATAATCTCTTGCGCTCTATTCAAAAAAGGGCTATAGATTAATCACTATACAATTATTTATAGAACGTAGACGAGTATAGTCGACGGCCTAGAGACTACGTTCAGAAACTAGGAGGATTAATTATGGCAAATACAACATTTAGCGGTCCGGTTCGTTCAGAGAACGGGATGCAGCTAATTAGTAAAACTGCTTCTACTGGAGTAGTTCACAACAGAACAGTTGGGGACTGGCCAAGAGATGCTAGAAGATGGTACCTGGAAGAATGGTTTAACAGACGTCCAGGAATAAACGCAAACTTAGACCAAGCGGCTACAGTTGAAGTTCTAAGAACTTTGAATTACGACTTTGAAGCACTTGGAACTAACAT